GAAACTTCTGGGCTTTTCGCGCTGATATCTTTTTTGGTTCAGCTTGATGGTGGACCTGAAGAGACTCAAACTCTGAAAATACACTGTATTTTCAATGTTAATTTGCAAACTGTGTTTATTCTGTGTCCAGTCCCTTTTCTGTGTTCTCAGCTCCTTGCGATATGCTCATAATACGCCATGAGCTTCTGTTCCGGCCCCGGGCCGTCCTTGTCGAGCAGAAACGCCTTTGCCAGAGCAGCGTAGAACTCCGGGCGGTTGAGTCCGAATTCTACGGCGACGGGGTAGTAGTCCGAGTACATCATGTTCATGGTCACGCCCCACGCCCAGCGTGGGATATTGGTTTCCTGGACACCCATGCCGTCGGCGATGGCGCTGGTCTGATCCATCGACCAGTGCGGGCCGGTCGTGCCGTCGGCGTTGCGCATGGCTGCCGCCCACTGCATGGCGGTCGCGCGGTCAAACTCGACCGTCTCCGGCTC